TTATCTTCAAAGGTCACTAAAACCATTCGGTGCGCTGAAGATTGCCATTAGGCGCACTATCCCAGGCAGATCCGAATGAAAACAAACCTATATTATGTTTTCTTTTCAATTACAATCATATAGGTCCAAACTATTCATCCATCCCCTCCTTTCGCTTGCTAACAATATTAGTATTATATATATCTGTATCGTTGGCCTGTTGTTTAATAGAAATATCATACACAAAATCGGTATAATCAAAAGAACTATCAACTCCATTATCTTTTAATTGCTCCTGCAATTGGACAACGGCTTCTTTACCATGATGAGCCATAAATCTTAACGAATTATCTACTAAATCCCGCTTTATACGCTCATCTTGCATATTACGTTTATCTATCCACTGCAATTCTCTAATTGCAACATCTTTTGGCATGGGACAATAGATATTCTGCCCCTTTTCTACAAACATAGATTTTAAAAACGTCAACTCTTCAATTCGTTCACATGGTACCAAATTTGCAGTTTTATTAGCCGAAGTGACCTTATACCCGAGATCACTGCAAACATCGGCTATGGTACACCTATTAAAATACTGAAGAGTGACATTATCGGCAACACAGATCACATCGTCACCGTAAGTTATAAGTGCAACATCACGTTCAAAATCACGTAATGTTTCTGGTAAACACATAGTACGTCTTCCATTTAGATAAGAGACTAATATTAACCAGACATTAGTTATTGAATTAAAAACATCCGTCATAGGATTACCGGATTTATTCCCTTGCTCTGTAAACATAAGATGATCACCAACTACAACACAACTATTTTGCAATATATGTAACAATGCATGCCTAACAACATTTTGATCTTTATAATATTCATCAACAACTTCCCTAAAAAAGTCAAATGCTTGAGTTGAAACTGACCCATCATAATTTGAGTAGTCAATATCAAAACCTCTCGACCCTTTAACCCTTAGTTGATTCAAAATATTCTTCCATGCTGCCTCCTTATCTATACCAATAGCAGAACATGAAAACGTTCCTGGATTACTTTTAATCCAGTCCAAAAACCGACCAAAATATTTGCGCACTAACAAAGAAAATTCTAGAGGAGGCTGTTCAAAAACTCGCGTTTTACCCTGAATAACCTTCTCAATACTACGTAATTCATCTTTAAGAGTTGCCACCCACAGTAGATCAGGTTCAATAACCCCTAACTCACATTGCTTTTCTATAAACTCATAACGCTGAGTAAATGTCATATCATATATGGGAATAATACGCGTTCTTGCTACATCAGTAAATTCACGAACCTCATTCTTCAAGGCTATAATTTCCTTCTTTCCATCTTTAAACCACTTGCTTATATAACCACAACTAGTATTTAAAACAAGTGGTTGCATAACACTTGTACCATTCAATACCTCATACTCACTCAATAAACTCACGTCTCGATCTTGATTAAATTTAGCAATGTACCACTTAACACACTTACGTTGCTCAACAAGAGAAACAAATTTACTAGCTAATGGTGCTTGCTTTTGTGCGTTGCTATACAAAGCATGTCGCCCAGGACGCACACCTTTCCATGAGGGCATATATCCATCAACCCACTCAGGATGACACAACCATTTACGTTTATCAGTGTTACTAGGCGTAAAGCTCTTAACAACATGATCTTTAATCTTAACTTCACTTTCAACATGGATATCTGAATCAAAAAATTTATTAAGAATACGACTACCTTGCAAATACCCATTCTCAACCAGCGGCCTAACCTTAACACAATCAATTGATTGCAAAGCCTCATCTATAAATTCCAATACAAGAGGAGTGGCACCCAGTGGAGACTGACGACCACCTATGATAGCACTATGCATCGCAACCAACGGCTTATTTTCACGCAAATCACGCACAAAGTATGGTCTCCCACAGTCACCAGCTTTAGTTCGCTCCTCCGTACTAGACTTAACATATAACATAGGAAACACTACTTTACCATTTGTATAATAATCCTCCGTAAAATCAACCAACTTTCCACCCAAAATAACTGGTATATCATCCACTACTTCAGAATCCATTACATCCGCTGGTAACTCCCGACCATTAATAACACTCATAAACTCCTTAAGCGTGGGAATAAATTGACGAATCTTTGGACTTCCATTAATATTGGCATTATGAAAATACACAACACGTAAATCTAACAAATCTCCTCCCTGGATTTTCCCATGCGTTTGAACTTGAGCACTATTATTATCGGTGAATTCAACTTTAATCCAGCCCACGTTCTCATTACGAGTATTAATTTTCTCAATTTGTACAATCACATCCATACCACTTTTCCTTTTATCTTGTAACGATAAGTAAAAGTGGTTTGGAACAAGTGCAGCTTTACCTTCAAACATCATACAATACATGCCACCAACAACGATTTCTCGCTCCTGGTCCCAGATACGTATGACTCGCACACAACGCCTAACTTTATTCTTCTTATCATCTAAACCTTGGAGCAAACCTTTACTCGGTTTAGCTCTGGGCTTTACCCTCACTTTAGATGAACCATCGTATTGGGTCCCCTGCATGAGACCTGACAAGCCCTTAACAAACATCTTAATACCATAATATAAAGCCGTCAAAATACCACCTACTCCAACAATACCAACACAGCACTTGATAATTCCTGCCCAACTACGAGTAGGTTCAAGTGACGCATAAATCGATTGCAAAGCCACAACAGGGCCGCATCCTGTAAATTTATCCCATTCCGCACAATTGTACATATCAAAACCAATTGATTTGGTAATTTTAGGATCTAAACGACTAATATCATCTAAATGACTCTCTCTCCAAGTCAAACCAGTATAACATGAATCACTATCAAGATCCTTATTTATAATACTCTGGTGTACGTTCCATACAATACGTGATACTTCATCATACCATGCACCATCTGGTTCAAGCGCATCAAAGAAAACATCCTGACCAAAATCATTACCTTGGCATACGCCACTTAATACTGATTTAAAACCATCATAATGAAGAGATTTATCTTTATAATCGTTAGCGATACCACTTATAAAGGTCGACCAAGAAACTCGATCTCCCACTTGACCCCTATTCACATTAATCCTTTGAAAAGTCCACACCTTATCAACCGCACCATTAACATCAGCACGCATACGGGGTTCCGGAAGGGCATGTAGCAGGCCACAAAATTTTGCGACGGGAGCATCGCACATCGATGTCACCAAAATCGCATGGTCTTCGAACCGCGTACATAAGGCAGCAGGGTAAGTTAATCCATGCACTGAAGCAAAATCTTTAGTGTTGGAGGACACAGCAACAAACTTTGACTTAAAATATGTTCCCTTATCCTCCAAAGCAGCCATGTTCGGAATATAAGAAGTTGAAGAAATCATATTTATAGCTTCCTCCGCATCTTTAGCCTCAACGGTCTTTAAAAAATCATCAATATACGCTATCAACTGTTGTCGGTACCCGTCATAAAAATTAGCATCAGGACCTGTAGGTTTAGACCAAACTTGTTGTTGGGCTTCATACATATCACTTGCAAGACCAAGTTCACACAATAAACTACCTGCTAAGATCTGTCCCGCCAAAAAGGATTTCCCAACCTTACTATCACCCACCAATGCAATACCTACTGGTGGCGTCCGCGACACATATTCAACCTTACTTGCCATTGTGGACCATTTCATAACAATATCTGAACTTTTAATAGCCTCAGGCTGAACACGAGTATTTAACCCACTAAATTTCTTAATTCGCACTGCTCGCACAACCAAATCTTCCAACTTAGTTCTCACAACGGCATTCATTATAGTTTGTGGAGTAAATGCATTGACCATTTGACACTCATTAACCTCCTGAATGAAACAACTGAGCTCTTGCTTAGATATCTGTAAATACTCAGCGCCAAACCCAGTTCCTTCAAACAAAACCTCTATAAAATACATGACTATATCACAGAGAGCCCCCGCAAAACTATTCCTTCCAGACCATATACTAGCAACTTTAGCAGTAACTTCTTCTCGAAAAGATCGAGTCATCAAGTAATCAACACCGGATTTAAAACTACGGAATATATCGGAACAACATACCTTCCCAAACATGGCAACACATAATGAACTTAATAATGGTACGGTATACTTATTATCATAACCTTGAAACGAACTACGGGACGAAATAAATTTATTAAGTTGGTTCATAAATTCCTTCCCGTAATTACACGTAAAATCAAGTAACAAGGACGCTTGGGCCATAATTGACCCCACTCCACCATTAACAATGGAGTATACTTTTGTTATACAATCTAAAGCAAACCGCAAAGTCTTCTCTAAATATGAAAATATGGAGACAAACGAACTGTCTGCAATGGCACTGGCCCCATTACGTAATGATGTCAACAACGACTCTAAATTTTGAAAAACCCCCGCTTCAATAGCATTGTTAACACCACTAGTTAACTTATTAACACCACTCATACACTCTGCAAACTTCTTGCGTTCATCATCAAACATCTGGAATTTACTAAGCTCCGGACCGGGGTTAGCTTCAACACCCTCCGTAGTTAAATCCTTAACAAAAGAACTATCTATATCTTTCAAACCAAACACATCCCTCATCTGAAATAATCCACCTGGGATTCTAGTCTGCCCAAGCGTTACGGGAAAATATACCATAAAATCATCAGCTACACTGTGCCATAAATACGAACGATACGTTGAAATAGCACCATCTGGATCATTTGGACTAGCAGCAATAGAGAATCCAATATTCAACTGTGGCCAGCCAGTTTTATAACCTCCACTAGTTGCTTGCCCAAATGCATAGGCTACCATTGGATAACGCCTATAATAAGGCACCTCTAACACATGTTGTTGCTCCTTCGCCACTGACCATTGTGTCGCACCACTAAATGTTGTAGATAAATTTATGTGTAAAAAAGTAATACCAGTAGTAGTGGGAATTGGAACTAATTCCTTTGACCAATCGGGTGTACTAAATCCTGTGACATCTAAGCTAACACCAGTATCAGTAGACACATGAAATCTATTACCACCATTAGCCGCCAAATATGAGGCTAAAACGATCATATGCTCCCTTCCCATAAATGCTGGTACTTGATAAAAAACACCGTACTCAAATAGTGATGCATCAGTAGTATTAGCTAATGCAGTAGCACCAGCAAAATTTGGCCTCCGCAGCAGGAATAACACATTATCATGTTCTTGCTTCAAATAACCATTTTGCGGCCGTGTAGCAGATTTATAGGCAACTTGCTGCGTACTAACCTCTCTTGCAGTATCAGACACTTCCTCCATTTGGAAAGCTCCTGTTACCAAACCTCCAACCTTTTTCTTAACGGCAATATGTGGATTGAGAGCTTGTAACCATATTGAAAAATTAAGAGTCTGTGACGCACTCGCAGTGGCTTGTAACCTATTCCATACCACTACTTTCAACACCCCATAATTAGTTTGACCCGTTCGCAACATTCGAGACATTGCAGAAAATGGTATATCAATCGAAACCGACGTCTCAGACGCCACATTCAAAATAGCGTGTGGTAATTGAGTTAGTGAATTAAGACCAATATAATTCGTATCTGCCAGTCCTAATTCCAAAGGAACCCACACTAACATAAGCGCCCCTTGATGGAAAAGCGTCGGATTAATACGCAAAGTTGCCTTCATATCCATTCGGAAAAATTCATGGTAATCACTCAGGCCAAAAGTAGCAACGTCTGGTTGGAAAAGAGCCGAAGGTAAAGCCAAAACAGATATAGAATCAAAAATACTCGCTGAGGTTGCAAACGATTGCGCGGCAGATATTAAATACTCACGAGTTAGAACATTCTGAGAATCAGCAGTAACAACATTTGCCGATATAGCTGCATTCGCTAAATTCGAAGCAGATAAACCTTGCTGCGGTAACTTATGCACAGTTTCCTTAACATTCGTCTTAACAACCTCTTCATTCATTTGAAATGATCCATTCAAATAAAATTGTATGCCAGCTGGAACTTGTCTTGGCACCTTAAACTCAAAGTCATCAAGTGCCGAGATATAAACATTTACATCAATGTTAGTGGCGACTGACCCATTAACAGCAAGCGCATTCTGTACAAATATGTTAAAAATACCCAGAGTTTGAGTAATAGTAGGTATCACATTACTATGATTACGCACATCCAAATAGTCAGCACTTGAAACATAAGGTATATCCAATGAAGTCCTATTATTAAACCCCAAATCCAGGGTAGCAGATGTACAATTTCTCGCTTGACTAAAAGTCATAGCACTCAAATTAGGGTTAAAGGCCACGTATAATTGGCCTTGATGAAATCTTGTTGACATACATTCAACTGTAAAACGTAATCCACCACGCCAATAATTGTACAAATAACCAAAATAAGACAAAGGAGTATTGTCTACTACTACACCTGTTGTTGTGTATGTTTGCATAGGATCAACACTATACTGTTCTAATAAAGAACCTCCCACCAAAGTGGTATTCCAAGTCAAAACAGCAATACGCGTAGGTATTTTAGCTCTCTCCGGAATACTCAATAAACGCATACTTTCTGCAAACGTACTAGACATTAAGTCTGATTGCTCCAAAACTTCATCATCATCACGCAGTGCAAGACTTGCAACTTCCTTTGGTAAATTACAAGTTGAATAATCACCTGCTACAGAAGACACGACATGTGGTGTATCTTTAATACCTGGTGAAGGAAATAACGACTTCGCTACATTTCCTATTATAGGCAACATTGCACCGATCTTACTAACTAATTGCTCCTCCATCTGAAAACAACCATTAATAATTAATTCATTATCACACTCGTTAACCATAAATATTTCATCAATAGTTACCTTATTATTGTCTATATCAACCAAAAATAACTCACCGTCATTAATCATATCAATAATCTTTTGATTTCTGTCATCAATAAACAGAGGACTTTGGTAAAGCGCAGTTAGATATTCATTAGTTGTAGCCATATTGAAAGTTTTTCCGACGTCCGTCTTTTAACGTCCCGGAATAGACGACTTTACCCAAGCAGGGGCAGGTTCCTTAGGTATGAGCCTACAAATATAACCGATCCTCCAGCGATCAAACCGCTACGTTTACAACATAACG